GCCTTGAAGCACTGGAGAAGCAGGTCTCTCGTGGATCTGTTGCGGACGAACTGTCGGCACACGGGCTCGACCCTCGGGTAGCCAGGTTCTACCCGTCAGACAAGCCCACGACCGCTGATGCGGTCGCCGAGTGGGTCAGTGAGAACCGGGAGCTGTTCAACGCTTCCCCGGCCCCGCAGAGCACCACACTCTCACCAGTCGAGCTCGAAGGCTACGACATCATCAAGAAGATCCAAGCTGCGGAAGCACATACCGAGATGGACTTCAAGTCGAGGCTCGACGCCTGTCAGGACGAAGCGGAAGTTATGGCACTTCTGGCGCAGTTCGGGCAGGAGCACGCCTTCGCGTAAGCATCCTCCTCAAGAAGGTTGACATACAGTGGCTAATGCGTATACGGGGACCGCAGCTTTTGCGAACCTCGTGCAGGCGGCCTACGACCGACTCGTCGAGTTCTCGCTTCGTGCACAACCGCTCCACCGCGAGGTGGCGGACAAGCGTCCGGCCCAGCAGAACATGCCGGGCAGCTCGGTCACGTTCGAGATCTACGCCGACCTGGCTCAGCAGACCGCAACTCTTACCGAGACGATCGACCCCGACGCGGTCGCCATCGGCAACCCCAGCACCATCTCGGTCACCCTGGCCGAGTACGGCAACGCCGTGCTTCGCACCCGACTGCTGAACCTGTTCAGCTTCTCGGACGTCGATCCGGCTATCGCCAACATCGTGGCGTTCAACATGGTGGACTCCATCGACGCGGTCGTTCTGGCCGTTCTCGTCGGCGGCACCAATGTGATCCGCGAGCAGTCTGGGTCCATGGTCCTCAGCGGTGGCGCCAACAGCTCCATCACTTCCACCGACCTGATCCGCTCTCGCGACGTCTTCGCTGCCGTGGCAAAGCTGCGCGCTGGCAAGGCCCTCCCCCGGAAGGGCTCCCTGTACTGGGCGGCCATTCACCCGGAGGTGTCCTACGACCTGCGCACCGGGTCCAACGGGAACGACACCCAGTGGCTCAACCCGCACCAGTACAGCGCTCCCGGCTCCATCTGGGCCGGTGAGATCGGCCAGTACGGCGGTGCGTACTTCGTGGAGACCCCGCGTGCCAACCAGGACACCTCCGGCAACTCCTCGACTCGCGTGTTCTACACGCTGTTCGCTGGTCAGCAGGCTCTGGCCGAGGCCCTGGCCGAGGAGTTCCACGTTGTCGTGGGTCCGGTCGTGGACAAGCTGATGCGGTCTCGGCCGCTCGGTTGGTACGGCGTCGCTGGCTGGAGCATCTTCCGTCAGCAGGCCCTGTACCAGGTGAGAACGACGTCGAGTATTCACAACACGTAAGTTCACCGCTTGAGATATTCAACCATCTCAAGCAGAAGGCCGATGTCGTCCTGGACCTTCCCAAGCACCGTGTTACAGCGGTCACAAAGAAGGCCCCGGATGGCACCGGTTGCGTGATTGTGATCCACCGCAAGACGCTTTCCTCCCCACCCAAGTCATGATTTGAGGACGCATGACAACTACCATCTCCTCCGACCAGGCGTCGGTTACTGCGGCCACCAGCATCACGGTACCGCTCGGATCGACTCCATCGACGGGAGAGCTGGTGCTCGTCATCCTCTCGGTCAGCAACCAGATCATCGTGCAGGGCCCAGGCTACAACACCACCAACCAGTGGATTCAGGCTGAAGCCCTCCGATCTCATACGGACTCGAGCACCCTGTCCGTGTGGTATCACACATGGAATGCCTCCGACTCCGGCAGCTCGGCCACCTTCACCTTCGAGCCCGCCATCGGGCTCGGGGTGGGTGACCTGTCCCTGCCGAACGCCAACGCTCAGGCCATAGCGATGGTTCTCAGCGCCAGTGCGGTGCAGGAATGGTCTCAGCAATCCGGAGGTATTGCCACGCAATCGGTGGCCATCGGACCACAGAAACAGAACAACGGCGGCGGATTCACCATCACGGCCGCCTTCCTGAACGGGGAAGCGGCCACGCTCTCGACATCCGACTCGCACGCGAGTCTGGTATATGCCCTCTCTGCGGCTCAGGGAAGCCTCTCCGTGTGGGTTTCCACGGGGGTTGCCGGGTACAAGCCGACCCTCTCTTCTACGGTCGCTGGTGAGCTTCTGGCGGCTTTCCTGAGCGTTAACGACTCCACGCCGAACATCTACACCCCCCCGGTGGTTCAGGAGGGGCCGATGTCTTACGACGCACTCGGCTTCCGCTACAAGCTGACCCGCTACTACACGGTCCTGAACAACTCGGGCACCTTCACGGCGGCACGATACCTGTCCACAGATCAGCTGAGTGCGGCTACGCAGGTGTTCTCAAACAATGCCGTGATCTCCTCGACCGACTACACCAACCTGCTCAATTCCGGTGTTGGCGGAGACTTCCGCTACAGCATCACGGGTCACTGAAAGGAAGCGCCATGGCTGCTGCGAGCGGCAAGGGCGGAAAGTCCTCGGGCAAGAAGCCCATCAAGATCAAGCCGAGCAAGGTGGGCTCGCTGCACACGGCCCTGGGCGTCCCCCAGGGACAGAAGATTCCGGCCGGAAAGCTATCGGCCGCCAAGAACAGCAAGAGTCCGTCTCTGCGCAAGAAGGCCAACTTCGCGATCAACGCGAAGAAGTGGGGCAAGTGATGGCAGCTTCAAACTCGGCATCAAAGAAGGCACCGGCAAAGCCCGGCCGAACCTCCATGCCCAAGGGCGTGAAGAAGGCAGGTTCCACCAAGGCGACCCCTCGGGCCCCCAAGGCCGTCGCCGTGGCCAAGAACCAGGCCCGGCAGGCAAACCCTCCGCCCATCAAGGGCAAGGCGAAGCCGACCATGACCAAGAACGTCGCCTCCAAGAAGCCGAAGGCGCGCTCGGACCGGACTGCCCCCGGTCCGCTGGGTGCTCGCAACGGCTCGGGGTCGATGCCCTACCAGGGAACCGCCCCGCAGTCCAGCGGTGGCATCGGCATCAGTGGATTCGGAGGCTGACATGGCCGGTAGGCCTGGAAGTGTGCACGTCGGCAAGTACGACGTGGATGTTCGGGACAAGCCGAACGATAATGGTCGCAACAATCTCCAGTTGCAGACCGATGACACCTTCATCGAACAGCACACCCTGTACGACCCCTCGCAGTTCGCCCGGGACATGGGAACCACCATGGGTGGTGCACCCCAGCGCGGCTATGAACCAGATCCGCGCATCTATGCTGCGGAGTGCAACCATGACGCTTTCCAGGGTGGTGACGCCCACCTTCTGAACCTGGACGAGGGCAAGGTCATCTGTGACACGGTCTTCGCTGTTCCGGTCGTCTACGCAGGCGACCAGCAGAAGATCTTCAACTCGGACGAACGGACGGCCTGATGACCTGTGCAAGCTCTTGCGCTACGCAGAATCACGCCACCTATGGCGAGTGCTTGCGATCCAAGCGCATGATGGTGGGCTGGGCTCGCGAGAGCGCCGGGCTCGATCGGGGAGCAGACAAGAAGAACGATGCCGAGTGCGAGCGGTATTACCGGGCTCGAGTTGCCGGCATCCAGCCGGACGGAACGACCGAGAAGAAGGTCAACTTCGCCACGGCTATGTCTGAGAAGTACGGCGCTCGCTACGGCGAGGACTTTCGCGTGGTTCCCCGATCCGACCGCCGTGGCTATGATCCGGTGTTCAAGAAGGACATCCAGGAGGCCACCGATAGTGTCATGACCGGCGACCTCAAGCAGATCATGGACGCGGCCAAGAAGGTCCGTCCCGGAAGCGGAGTCATCTGATGTCACTCTCTGTCGGCGTCGCCCAGCTGGGCGACTCTGCCCATAGTTCGCAGGCCGGGGGCTACACCAACCCCACCCAGATTCTCGCTGGGTCTGCTGCTGCGATCGGTACCGTGACTCCGCAGACCATAATCACCATTCCGGCTGGCCAGACGTGGTCTGGCTCCATCTCCGCAACGATGACGAACAATGCCACATCTGGCACCACGATCGAGGCTCAGATCAATACGGCTGGCACGGGCGTCATTCCGTCGAGCTCTGTCAACCTTCTGACCGTGATGGCGGCAACGGTGGGAACCGTGGCAAGCGACACCACCAATAGCGGGATCATTTCGGATGTGGTAGTCGCGGCCCCTCCTGGGAACTCCGTCACCATCACCCTGACGAATTCAACCTCGACGACCAACAGGTCCTATGCCAACGCCTGTGGCGTTCTGATCTAGGAGAGCCATGCCCTCACTCGCCACCATCGTCTCGAGAGTGCGGCAGAATCTTCTCAGCTTCTCTCAGCAGCAGCAGCAATACAGCTATCTGACGGCTAACATCGGCACCACCGACACGACTCTCATGGTCAACGATGCATCTCAGGTGAGTACTGGCCTCATAGAGGTGGGCGATTCTGAGTTGATGTTCGTGCTGAGCGTCAATCGCCAGTCCAACAGTGTCACCCTCCTTCCTACCGGCCGCGGATGGATGGGGACGACTCCCGCGAGCTGGAGCTCAAACACCACGGTGGAGAACAATCCGATCTTCCCATACCAGCGGGTTGTCGAGGCGGTCAATGATGTGATCGACTCCGTCTATCCGGATCTGTTCGCCATCGGCACCTCTCAGATCACCAAGATCTCCGTGGTGTACAACTACGAGCTTCCTGCTGCGGCCGAGGAAGTCATCTCGGTTCGCTACCAGATCATCGGCCCGAGCCAGGTTCAGCCATGGATGCGCCGCTGGCGCTTCGATCCCCAGGCCGACAGCACCGTGTTCACCACCGGCAAGTCCATCGAACTTCTGGAAGAAGTCACTCCGGGTCGTCTCATCACGGTTCAGTACATGCAGGAGCCTTCTGAGATGGTCAACCCCACAGACGACTTCGTGACCGCGACGGGTCTTCCTGCTTCGTGCGCCGAGCTCATCATCTTCGGCGCCTGCGAGAAGCTGGCTCCTTCACTCGAAGGTCCAAGGCTTCTGCTGAATTCGGCAGAGACGTCCGAGCGCAGCTCCATGGTACAGCCTGGGTCTGCTGCAAAGATCAGCCAGTACTACGGGCAGCTGTTCGAGGCTCGCCTCCAGGAAGAGCGACGCAAGCTGTACGACCGTCTCGAGCGGCCGATTCACTTCAACTTCTGACAAGGGGGCGAGATGCCTACAGGACAGCAGTATTCCTCCACCGCAGCCCAGGAACAGCTCGTCGGCGGGATCACGAACTCGTCCCTCACGTGCACAGTCACCGGAACAACAGGCTTTCCTGCCAATCCGTTCACCATCATCTTCGATATAGGTACGGCCACCCAGGAAGCCTGCGACG